TTTTATCAGACGATATTAGCACTAGAAGAAAACTCGACTACCTTCACAGTCAAAGAACAGCTCGCAACTAATAAGCGAGTAGTTCAGGTGTTGGGCGAGCTGGAGAGTTTACTAGCAGTGGCGATAAGTAAGGTTAAGGAGCAGGGCAATGGACGATAGCAACGACGAATACAGTAGTGCTTTAATGGAAGAATTGGGCAATGACGCTGACACGTCATCAGAAGCCACTGAGGACACAAGTACTGATGAGGCAGTAGACACTTCATCTGAGGGCGATGAAACGCCACAGGAGGCGTCTGGTGAGGACGAAAATCAGGACGCTATACAAAGTAAAGTAGAAGATGAGCCTGAAACGCCACAAGAGCCTGAAACGCCACAATTTGCGACTAAGCAAGATGTTAAAGACGCTATGGCTGAGTACAACCAAGCTCAGACAGCGAAAATCGACCAAGTGAACAGCCTGCGTGATGAGATTATCCAGAAATACTACCCAGACGGTGTCGACCAGACCTTACGAGCGTCAGACGGTACTGAGATTAAGACGGCTCAAGATATCGTGGACATGGGGCTGACTAAAGCAAACGGTGAAGAGTTTACCTACGAAGAAGCTGCTCAGTGGATTATGGACCAGCGACAGAGCATTAGTCGCAACCTTGACGAGATTAAGGACAACGCTGCACTAATAGCAGAAACTAACCAAACCCTGCTAGACGGCATGGACAGAATACGAGCTGAGTACGGCGACCTGTTAGCTACGATACCTGAGATTAACAAGCAGGTGTCAGATATGTACCTCAAGACACTCACTGTTGACCAAGAGCGAGGTATTGTAACCAACGCCCCAGTCGATATAGTTGAGTACTACCGTTCAGCACTAGCACCTTACAAACAGTTAAACGATGAGATTAGCAGGCGCAAGGAAGTTGAGGCTGAGCTGGAGAAGCGTAAGGCTGTTATCGGACGTGATGACAGGCAGGGGCTTAGCCAGCGAGGTACGAGTAAGAGCAAAAGTAACACTGGCGACCCATTTGTGGACGCCTTTATAGACGAGTTAGGAGAGTAAAATGCGTATTATATTTGAAAACATCGACCCAAAGCGTAACGGTGAGAAGATTATGATTGACCCTGCTAATCAGGGACAGCTAGAGGCACGAGCGATGATTGCTGCCTACATTAACAGCGGCAACCTAAACCCTAATGGTGCGAAGCAGGACTTCGGCTGGAGGCTTGCGAGCCACCAAGCAGCAGTTGTAGACGGCTGGCTGAAAGACCCGAGCAAGGCTAGCGAGATTAGCCAGAAGTACAGTATCCCAACTGACGACCTCAAGTACTACGACTACGTGATGTTCCTAGTCGACACTGCGTTTGAAGCTGAGGCAAGCAAGAACAAGGTAAGTGCGATTGACGAGCTAGAAGCTGCTGAAGACGCTTACAAGAAGCGTGTTAAAGCGTTGGCTGATGGTGAGGTTATTGAAACACCGAGTGTTGAGGTTGTTGAGGTAGCTAAGCCTACTACTGCGAAACCTACTAAGAAGTAGGTGGTATGCAAGTACCCCATCACTACACCCCAAGAGATTATCAGGCAGAGTTCCTGTCTGGTATGCGAGACAAGCGTTTTGGGGTGTTAGAGTGGGCTAGACGGGCAGGAAAAGGCTTAACCACTTTCGTCTACGCCATACAGCGTATGGTGGAAGAGCCTATGGGTGTGGTTATCGTTTACCCGACCAAAGAGCAGGGGTATAACGCTTTCTGGAATAACGTAGAAAATGACGGCTTTAGGACTATCGAGCATATACCGAAAGCACTGATATTATCGCAAACTAACACCAAGGATAATATGTCCATGACGCTCAAAAACGGCTCAACCCTCGCTCTAGTGGGGGCTAACGCTAATCCAGAGGCGTTGCGTGGTAATAACACTAAGCTATACATCTTATCTGAGTTCGTGGACATCGTGTCTGGAGTGCTAGGTATTATCCGACCGATTGTGGCCGCCAATGGTGGGCAGATTATTATTGAGAGTACCCCGAAGCAGGACGGCGTGTCTGGCGGTACATTTATCAAACTGCTAGAAGCCGCTGAAAAAGACCCCACTCAGTACGCTCAGCGTGTAGACGCTACACGCTATATGACGGCAGAACAGCTGGAGCAGACTAGGCAGGACTACATCAACGAGTATGGTAACGACTTCCTGTATAGGCAGGAGTTCCTGCTCGATGAGGGGCAGGCTCTGATGACGAGCTACTACGGTAACGAGATTAGCCGTAAGATTAAGAACGGTGAGATAGGCATACACCCACACAACCCTGATTTGCCTGTGTATACAAGCTGGGACTTAGGGGGAGGCGGCGACGGCACTGCTGGGCTATTCTGGCAGTATCACGACAAGAAGCTCAACGTTATAGACGCTTATGAAACAGCTACCATAGATGACAAGTTGCTAGTGGGCTATATAATGGGCAAGCCGTACAACTATAGGTGGCACTTCCTGCCACACGATGGCTCGGTGCGTGATAGCGACGGTATACAGAGGCTTGTTAAGTTACAGGGGCTAGGTCTGACCAATAGCTCACTGCTCAAGCGTCGCAAAAAAGATGACGGCATACGAGAGGCTGTTCATCTGATGAGTTCGGCTGATACTACTTGGCATAGACCGTTCACTAGCGGTGCGATAGATAAGCTACGCCTATATAAGCGTAAGTTCAACCAGTACACAGGCGACTATGAAGGACCAGCCCACGACAGTAACTCACACTTCTCGGACAGTTTTCGCTATTGTTCAGACGCTATTAAACAGTACTTTGACGCCAAGGGAGAGTTCCTGATACGGACTGAGCAAAAAGTTGAGGAGTATGAGGACGAGGTTGTGACTAGTATATACGGTGGTGATGACTGGGATTTTTAGTACTATACTTTTACAAGTATTGTGGTTATACTATGAGTGTGGTATAAACCACTAACATTTTTAACGAAAGGAAAACTAATGGCTCAAACTTATGGTAAGTCAGATAGTAGCCTTATCGACCGACAATTAACAATCAGTTCGGTGTTCGCACCTTACTTCGGTGATAATGGTTACAAGTTCAACAACGACGGTTCAATCCGTGTATTCTCACTAGACAACGGTACTCTTGCTGGTTACAACGAAAACAGCGTAGTATACTCACCTGTTACTCTAGTAGGCAACAGTGGCAACGACTACACGCTTGCTTACAACCAAGCAATGTTCGCTCGTATCCAGAAAACTCTGGAGCAGGATACCCCTATTGCTAACTTGGCCGCTCAGTGGGCACGTCAGCAAATCGAGGAAGTCTTCGTACCAACTCACGACGTTTACTCAATCAACAAGGTTGTGGCAGCTCGTGAAAATGGTCAAGTAGTCCGTATCTCTGCTGTGAACAACACTGTTCGTCTACCTCTAGCATTCGCTAAGGCTGTGATGAAGGTTAAAAACAAGGGTGGTCAAGTACAGCGTATGGTCGCACTTGTCAGCTCTACTTACGCAGCTGAGCTTGCTGACCAGATTACCTTCACAGGTTCAGACGCTGGTTACGGCGATGGCATCAACAAAAGTTTCTTGGGTCGCCTAAAGGGTGTTACCTGCGTAGAGGTGCCTGACCACTACTTCCCACAAGCACTAGGTACAAAGCCTCAGGGTGGTACTGGCGACTGGGGACAGGTACACGTCCTTGTAGCTGACAAAAAGGCTATCTTGAACGTTACTCCTAAAATGCGACCAGATGACTACACAGTTATCACCAAAGTACCTGGCTTCTCAGGTTCTGAGGTTCAGTTGCGTGACCGTGGTGACACATTTGTACTTGTCAAAAAAGCAGGTGCTATCGCTACTGTTGAGCAGGGTGCTGACGTCGGTACATCTAGTGCTTCAACAACTAACACTAACACTCCAACAACTGGTACAAGCAAGGCAGCTACAACAGCTCTCTAGCCATAATCAGTGGTTCAAAAACACCCTACACAAAGTGGGGTGTTTTTGTTATGCTTGAGGTATGAAGTATCTGGTCGCACAGAATACACACCCGAAGTTCAAGTGGGAGATAGACGTGCTACTCACCAACCTCTATTCACTTGACCCCAATCTAGAGGTGGTAGTACTGTTCGCAGTCGATAAACCTGACGACCCAGTAGTGGACTATATTGTGCGACGTTGGGGTAATAGGGCTGAGATACATGCGTATATGGACACACGCCGAGAGCGTATGTACGTCGCTAGCACTAGGCCGTTCCTCTGGTACTGCTACCTGTCAGAAGACCCCACTAGAGAGCAAGACACTTACTTCCAGATAGACACCGACATTATATTCAGGCGACTACCTGACTGGAGTAAGGTGGAGTTGTCCGATAGTGTGTGGGCTGGCTCAGACTGTGCGAGCTACATAAACGCCGATTATATTAAGGGGTGTACCAACGGTGATGAGGTGCTGGACAACTTTGCTAGGCTGATTAAAGTAGACCGTAGTACACTAGAGCGTTTGGACGGTGCTGGAGCTCAGTGGGTGCTAGTAAAGCCGACTGCTGAGTACTGGCTCAAAGTACAGAGCGACTGCCACAAGCTATCTGGCTACCTCGATATAATAGATAGCGACATACAGAAATGGTGTGCTGAGATGTGGGCACAACTGTTTAACGCACCACTGTTCGGAGCTGAGTACAAGATAACTCCAGAGCTGGACTTCTGCTGGGCTGGCGATAATATCGAGCGTTGGCACGCCACAACACTGTTACATAACACAGGGCTGAGTACTAGCGACAACAAGGACAGGGCGTTCGATAAAACTAAATACGATGACCTGCCGTATGACCTCGACTTCTCGTGGGTTGGCGAGGACTTGTGCAGTATCGAGTACGTGAAAGCACTGAAAAAAGTGGTAAAAGAATAGTAGACTATTGCCACTAGCATTTATGCTACAATAGTGGTATATGGCAAGCATAGATTTAATCAGAGCAAGTAACGGTTCAGGGGACGCAGTCAAAGCGACGGTAGCAAATGCTCGTGTTATCAGTTCCACGACACTACAGGTAGACGCAACAACTAACTGGCCTAGTAAGTTCATCGCAACGGTAGGCGACGTAGACGGCACAGGTGCGTTCGTGCCTGCAACAGTGACAGTATTTAACGGCATACTGTCTGGTGGTAACATCGAGATAACAAGCTTCGCACCAGGGTACACAGACCTAGGCAACGTATCTGGGCAGATTGTGGTGCTAAAACCAACTACTGCTTGGTCTAATGAGGTGGCTAGCACGTTAGGTGTAGCTCATAACGACAACGGCTCGCTCAAGGCCAACTCAGTAACCACCACAGCCGTTACAGACGCAAACGTAACCATCTCCAAGCTCAACGGTGGCTCTACTGCTGGCGTACTGACGACTGACGCGAGTGGGGTGGTGAGTATACTTGGCAACTACAGCACGAGCGAGGCTAGCACTAATACGACTTGGGTAGATGGCAAGACTATTTACAAGCGAACTTTTACAGGTACAATAACGATAGCTAATAACACGATAAGCGATATAACACTCATCGCTAGTGGCATAGATAAGGTTATCTCAGGCGAGGGATGGTGGGCTGGCGATGCTAGGAAAATATTAGTAGGCACAACCTGGTTCGGTGCTGGTATGGTATCCTATGCTGGCTCACATATCTCTGTGGATAGCTCCAATGCCTTGAAGTTTAGAAGTCAGATTAACGCCTCTAGGACAAGCGAACCATATGAAGTAACCGTATTCTACACAAAGGTATAACCCATGACACCTACCGAGAGAGAAGAGTTCCTACAGATGGCTACAGACATAGCCTTGCTGAAGCAGTCGCAATCAAAGATTGTAGAGCCTGCTTTGGCTAGTATCAATAAGAAACTCGATATGCTTAGCTTTTACACCAAGTCAGAAGTAGATGATAAGATTGCCGACACTCGTAGTGATATTGAAGAGAAGCTTATGGCAGTACAGAAGCGACGCTGGTATGAGAATACTATCTCAGCAACGTTTGGAGCCTTGCTCACAGGCGTTGCGATGTTTATAGTTAATGAAATAATAGGAGGGAAGTAATGGCGTATAACGAAATAAATAACATCGATAGTCCGAACTTTACATCTGGGCGTGGTGGCAAGAAGGTGGATAGAATTGTTATACATTGGTGGGACGACCCTGCTCGTAACCCTTCGGCTGAGGGCGTTGTAGCGACACTGACAAACCCTAGTAGGCAAGCTTCGGCTCATTATGTGATAACAGGTACAGGGCGTAGAGCGTGGTGTCTAGTAGCTGAGTCTGACACTGCGTGGCACGCTGGCGACTTCGATATCAACCAGAGGAGTATCGGGCTAGAGTGCGACCCACGTTGCCGAAATGAGGATTACGATGTAGTAGCTGAGGTTATAGCTGACTTATGGCGATACTATGGCAAGATACCACTCACACCACACCGACAGTATAGCTCTACAGCCTGCCCTGGTAACTATGACTTAGCACGTCTACAGCGTGAGGCTGAGGCTAAGCTAGCACCACCGAAGCCGTCTAAGCCTAGCTGGGTGGCGATGACTACACCTCGCATGCTACGTACTAACAAGAAGGTATCTGTAACTAACCTAATCACTGGCAAGGCTGAGGGTACAGCCCTAGCGAAGGGTACAGATGTGGCGTTTTCTACAAAGGCTGACTGGAAGGGTGAGCTATGGCTTCGGAGTGTCTACGCTACAGGTAAAGGCTTTGACTGGGGTATACGCTTATCAGATTTAGATGAGATAGTCGTAGAACCTCCTAAACCACCTGTCGAGCCTAAACCACCCGTAGTCGAACCACCAGTGGTAACACCACCAGCTACAGACTGGGGTGAAAAGAATAATGTGCTGCTAAATAAGCTAGTCGAGATGGTACAGTGGATTATAGATAAACTGAAAGGGGTGTTCAAATGAAACTCTGGCAAGCAATCAAGGATATAGATTGGGGTGATGTAGTCTCAAGGGCTGCCTGGACCTTCGTACAGGTGCTTCTAACGGCTTTCATCGTGTCTGGTGAGTCTATACTCGATTTACTGTTCAAAGCTGAATGGGAGCAGTTGTGGGTGCTTACAGTAGCTATAACACTATCAGGCGTAGCGTCTGGACTATCAGCTGTTAAGACTATACTTGTACAAGTGATACGTAGCTTACGCGAGGCAGTAGAATAGTATGGAAGCTTCACCAAACGAAGAGCGATATCCGTTCTACGATGGTGAGGAGATAACATGGCTGACACCACCTGAGTACTATGTCGCAATTGGTAAGCTAGCGATGATGGATAGCGTGGAGTTCGATAATGAGTGAACACCTACACCTAGAGCTTGGCGATGGTAGCGAGTTTGAGGCTACACCAGATAATACAGCATTGTTCATGTACATTGGTGCTATCGCCTGCTATTCGCATGTATTCATAGTAATGGACGAAGAGGCTAGCACTGGGGCTTATGTGTTTTCATCGAACAATATGTTTGTACCGATAGCTAATCATATACTCGAGCATAATTATCCTGTACACCTACACCTGCGTGAGGTAGCTGAGTGCGATGAAGCTGCCTATAGCCGTATGATACATCGTGAGGCTAATGATTTAGAGGCTGGCGTACCTGAGGATTGGGTGTGAGGAAACCTCGAGCTAGTGAGGCTGCTTGGGCTGGGCTGGTAGCAGGCGTGAGTATCTATGAGCTAATGTGTCCACCGGGTGAAACGCTGTCAGAACGGCTATGGGATGCTCAGGAGACTACAGCTGGTAAGGTGTTGACATATACTGCTATAGGGATAACGGCGTTACATTTGATGGATAAACTGCCAGAGAGGGTAGACCCGATACGTGGTATAGGTAAAATAGCAGGAAGGATATTTGATGAGGGATAAACATCATCTTTTAAGCACAAGAAATGCGTGGAATAGCACACCTGTAGGCAAAGAGCTTCGCAGTAAGTATATATACGAGATAGATAGGGACACGCACCAAGAGCTTCATCGAGATACCCCAGCAGTGCCTCTATTAGGGCATGTAGCGTTATTTAGGGTGCTAAACACCGTCCAGCCGGTACGAGAGCCTAGACATGATATAGATGACTTGCTGTTTGCTATCGACAAGGCTGTAATGCGTACCAGCGTACACCCTATAGAGCGTGATTTAGGCTACCTAGCTATGGAGGTAATCGAACTCCAGCGTCCGTATATTGTCGATGATATATACTAGTTAAGTACCACGCAGTATAGGCAATATATAACCCTCGTATTTAGCGAGGGCTATTGCTTGGAGGGTTTTGTCTTTTCCTATTGTAATTAGCTATCGCCTCAAGCTCTTCTATAGTGAAGTCTGCCTCCATCAACTCAAACTCGGAGACTATCGTGCGTTCGATATATGCTTTTACTTTCGGTGTCATTGTATCCTCCTATTGATTACTCGTGTGATTGACCTGGCCCTAGACAAGTTCAGGCTCGAAAGCCCTACAGTGCCGCAGCTCACGCTTTTGGCTGCCCTTCAATCACTTCTAGTATCTCTTTTGCTACTCGCTGGATGTCGATAGGCTTGCCGACAAAATCCTTATGTAGCACCTGAGCGATTATGCGTTCAATTCGTGCTTGTGGTGTCATACTTCCTCCTTTCACATTATTTCAAGTTATCTCTGCTTGTTTCTCACATTTTCGCAAGCATTCAAGTGCGTGGCTTTCTACTGGAACACAGATTTTGTGGTATCCCTCATCTAGTCTTTTGTTATAGTTGGTCATTGCGTCGCTCCTTATTTAACTCTAGCCTTTGTTTAATAATCTCAACATACTCAGGCTCTTGCTCCATTAGTATGAAGTTACGGTTGAGGTTCTGACACGCCACGCCTGTTGTACCACTGCCAGCCACGTTATCCAGCACTAAGTCGCCCTCGTTGGTATAGGTTTTGATTAGGTACTCGAATAGGGCTACTGGTTTTTGAGTGGGGTGGAGTTTCCTGTCATTGGCAAACTCTAATACATTGATTGGGTAATTAGTGTACTGCTGCACATATCCATCATAGAAACCGTTGCCGCCTACAGTATCTCCCACCTTTGCCTTCCGAACCCTTGGCACCGCTAGCCGACGAAGCCCCTGTGGGTGGTATGGCGGCGTAAGCTTACTAAATACAAGCACATCTTCATACTTCTTTAGCGGTCTCTTTTTTGCATTAGCAAATCCACTTACGTTAGACTTTACCCATATCCAGCTATACTTAAACATCTTAGGATTACTCATCACCAAGGCACTTGTAAACGGTTGCGAGGCTGTCAGCACTATCGCACCATTGGGCTTGATAATACGTTTGTACTGCTCCCACAGTGGCTCAAAGGGTATAATCGTATCCCACTTACAGGCTGTCGTGCCATATGGTAAATCCGCCAGTATCATATCGACACTACCGTCTGGTATGTCTTTCATTAGCTCTAGGCAATCGCCTTGTAGGACTTCACTAGCTTGATTG